CGGGAATTTAGGCGGATTTGTGGAGGTTATAGAAAGGGGAGCGTTTGACAATGTTTTAAATGACGATGTAAGAGCGCTTTTTAATCATCAAGATTGGGCAATCTTAGCCCGAACCGCAAGCGGCACGCTTGACATAGGAGTTGATAACGTTGGTTTGTGGTATAGGTTCGACAGCCCCGAAACGTCATTTGGGAATGATTTATTAGTAAGTGTTAGAAGAGGGGATATTTCACAAAGTTCATTCCAATTTATTGTTAACGATGATACGTGGACCCCCGAAACAAGGGAAGGTGAAACGATTTGGAAACGTTCTATTAAGGAGGTTAAAAGCCTTTTTGATGTAGCACCAGTAACTTTTCCGGCTTATTCCACGACTGAAGTAGTCGCGCGAAGCCTAAGCGAAGCAAAAGCGGCAAATACTCCTACACCAGAAACACAAACAGAACAAACGACAACCCAGGAACCAAACGAAGACAGCACAAAATTTATTGAACTCCGAAAACGCAAAATTCAAATTTTAAAACTTAAAAATCAAAATGTCCGTGCTCTTGCAGCCTAACGGACCAAATAAAACCAAAAATGGAAACAAAAGCACAACAGGCAATTGAATTAAGAAAAAAAGCAGGCGAAAACATTGATAAAATGTCTGCAATCACGGCGAAAGTCGAAAAAGAGGAAAGAAACTACACTGAAGAAGAAGACAAGCAGTACAAAACTTTGGAAAACGAGGTAGAAGGATTGCAAAAAAGAGCGGCAAGACTAGAAAAGCAAGCAGAACAGGAAGCAAGATCGCAAAAGCCAGTAGCTAAAACGGTAATCCCAGGCGAAGCAGGCGGTGCATCTGAAAAAAGAGAGAAACAAAAGCTCATTTCCCAATATAGATTTGCGAAAGTAATTAAGGCGCAAATGCCAAACGCCCCAAAATTGGATGGCATAGAAGAAGAAATGAGACAAGAAGCAGTAAGAGAAGCAAAGGAAGCAGGCGTACAGCTTGACCCTAAAGGAATTGCGGTTCCTGGTTTCTTTATGTCTGCAAACAAGCGATACCACAATTTAGGGACAATTGAAAGACGTGATTTAACCGTCGGGACCGATGCAGACGGTGGTTATACCGTAGCTACCGACTTAGGGGAACTTATTCCAGCTTTGCGCCCACGATTGAAAACGATTGAACTCGGGGCAACCCTTTTAAGCGGATTGACTGGCAATTTGGACATCCCAAGACAAACGGCGGTAGCTTCTGCAAGTTGGAAAGCTGAAAACGCGGCGAGTGACGAAAGCGACGCGACGTTTGATAAAATCTCTCTTACTCCAAACCGTTTGACGGCATTTACCGATGTTAGTAATACTTTACTAACTCAGTCGGACGCAGTGACCGAAGCGTTTGTAAGAAGAGATTTAGAAATTGCGGTTCAAACTGCATTAGATTTAGCAGCCATAAACGGTAGTGGTACCGCTCCAGAACCAAAAGGTATTTTGAACTATTCGGGTATTGGCTCAGTAGCAGGCGGCACCAATGGAGCAGCGCCAACACTTGCCCACATTATAGACCTTGAATCTGAAATCGCAATTGATAACGCCGATGTGATAAATATGGCTTATCTCACTACTCCAGGCGTTCGCGGTAAATTGAAAAAGACCGTTTTAGACGCTGGGTCTGGTTTCTTCATTTGGCAAGGAATGGAATTAAACGGGTATGGTGCTCACATTAGCACGCAAGTACCAAGTGATTTGACAAAAGGTAGTGGAACCGATCTACACGCCATTATTTTTGGGAACTGGCAAGACTTGTTAATTGGACAGTGGGGCGGTGTTAATATTTTGGTTAATCCTTACACCCGCGCGAAAGAAGATATTGTTGAGGTTGTTGTACATTCTTATTGGGATGTAGACCTAAGACACGAAGAATCATTTGCAGCGATGAAAGACGCTGATATTTCGTAATTAAAAAATAATGATTAAGCCGGCTAAAAACCGGCTTAATTTCAATCCAAATATTATGACAATTATTTTTGAGAAAAGCCCTACCGCAGTTTTTGGACTTGGTTACCATCCAGGCGAGAAAGCCGATACCAAAAGCTTCAGTAAGGAACTTTTACAAAAATTGCTAGATGGCGGCTTTGCAAAAGTGGTAAAAGGAACGAAGAGAGAAAGCGCAAAATCAAAGCAAGCTAAAGAACTCGGATAATGCCAGCAAAAGACCCACATAGTAATTTCAGTAGATTTAATCACGGCGAAGCTTTAAACGCTCAGTTAGGACAAAACGGTTTTGAAGTGATTAACGATACCAGCGCAAACACTGCCGGGTATTTTGCGATCCAGGTTCTTGCTGATTGTGTTTTTTCTGCTATGACTGCCACAAATACGACGTTTGATTTTAGCGCGGTAACTTTTCCTACTGGTCAAATCGTTTTTGGAAACATTGAGTCTTTTACCTTGACTTCGGGAACGGTAATAGCTTATAAATCCGGTGTACCGGCTTGATAGATGTCTTGGAAAGTCACAACACAACCAACAGTTGAACCGATAACAACGGCAGAAGCTAAAACCCACCTAAAAGTAGATGGGAGCGACGAGGATGAGTTAATAGATGGGTATATCGCAGCGGCTAGGCAATGGGTTGAAAATTACACAAGTCAAAAGCTGGTTACACAAACAGTGCAACAGGTTTTTGAAAGTTTTCCTACTGATTGCCTGGAATTAAGGGTAAAACCTATACAATCCGTTTCTTCAGTGGGCTATGTTGACACGGCGGGTGATTCTCAAACTTGGAGTAGTGCCGAATATGTAACCGACTTAATCAGCAATCCCGCGCGAATAGCTCCAGGTATAGAAAAAGAATACCCGAGCACCGGCGACCAAATAAATGCGATAACGGTGACTTATGTAGTGGGTTATGGACTCGCCGCATCAGTTCCCGAGCGTTTTAAAAATGCTATTAAACTACTCGTTGGCGAAATGTACGAAAACAGGCAAAACAGCGTAAAAAAACTACCTACAGCGGTAGAATGCTTGCTAATGAATGATATTGATTTGACGTGAGTTTAAAAGCACAAATACAAATTGGAGAACTTAGGGACCGGGTAGGAATCAAGCAACCGACACCAACGCAAACCGCGTCCGGCTCTATTGAAAATAGTTGGGCGACACTTGCGACAGTTTGGGCAAAAGTAGAAGAGACAAGCGGACAGGAAGCAGAGAGAGGAGACCGAGAAACCGCATTTACAAAAACGGTTTTTACAGTTCGCCACGACTCTAATACATCCCAAATAAAAAAGACCTGGAAACTTGAATTTAAATCTAATTTGTACGAAGTAACCGCAATTTTAAGAGTCGGCAATATTGACCGATTTCTAAAAATTGAAACCTTGTTAAAAGAATAATGCCAACGCAAATCGAAATAGAAGTAGCTCAGGCAGTAAAAAAACTACATTCTTTAAGGAAAGAATTAAGTAAGCGAGAATTACAAAAACCTTTAAGAGAAAGCGCCCGGATATTGGTAAAAGAGGCTCGTAGTAATATTCCAAAACACACAAAGCCGCACCACCGATACGGGACCTCAAAAGTGGTAGGTAAGATTAGAGCGCCAAAAGGGTTTGGTAGAATTGTGGCTACTTACTATCCCGGAAATTTACGCCGGTCCTTGCAAATCTTGACTTTTCGAAAGTCTAAAAACGTATTTGTAGGATTTAAGGCAAGACGGGGCGCAAGTTCAAAAGGAACTTTTAAAGGGCGAAAGTTCGACGGCTATTACGCTGTAATGAAATTAGAACTCGGACAAGCGCCACTTAGACGGGCGGTAAATTCGACTAAAACGGCAATGGCTCAGGATATTATAACGCGAGTGACAAAATTGACTCAAAGAGCAGTAAATAAACTATGATTGCAAAAGGCATTTTTTCAATACTTAGCGGTGACAGTACACTAACTGCAATTGTAGGCACTCGAATTTATCCAGTAATAGCGCCACAATCGGAAACTTTGCCGGATAACTACATAGTTTTTAAAGAAATTGCTAATAATCCAAGAGACACTAAAAGCGGTGTTTCTGAATTAGATACAATTAGATTACAAATAGAAAGTTGGTCTGATAAACACGATGAAATGGAAACGATAGACCAGCGAATCCGGGATTTATTGGATAGATACACCGGAACCGCAAACACGGTCAATTTTGATTCATTTCAATTTTTAACTTTTTCACAAATGTATGATTGGGAGGTTGAAAAATTTGTCAAAGCTTCTGATTATAACGTAAGAGTTCACAGATAATGGAATTAATTTTAATCAAAGAATTAAAAAACTCAGCCGGCAGAATTTTAAAGCCTGGACAGGTGGGCGAATGGGATAACGAAACGAGTAGGAATCTATTGAAAAGCAAAACCGCAATTGAGTACAATTCCACAATTCACAAACCATACCAAAAAGGTGCCTTTGTAGATTTGGCGAAGATGGAAAAAGACGCCGCCAAAACTACCAAGAAACCAAATGAAAATACTAAAACAGAAAATAACTAATAATGGCAAGTACTGGACATATTAACGCGACCTTATTTGGTCTTTATGATGGTGGTACAAAAATAGCCTACGCCACCGACGTACAATTTGAGGCTACTTCAGACATGATTGAAACCACTACAAAAGATAGTGGCGGCGATGCTGAATTTATACCAGGAAAGCGCAGTTTTTCCGGTTCAATTGGCATCTTATTTAGAGAAGACGCGGCACACGGATACTTAGACCTTTTTACAAAGCAGCAAGCTGGAACGGCTATTACTGCAAAATGGTCAACCGCTGTCACTGGCGACAAGTATGAACAAGGAACCGTCTACATTACTTCCATTTCTCGGGGCGGTGGTTTTGAATCTACTTTTGACGCTTCGATAAGCTTTCAAGGTAGCGGGCAAATAACTCACGGAACAGAAACATAATTTTTGATTTAGGAACTAAATTATATAAAGGGATAGGGTTAAAATCCTATCCCTTTTCTTTTTAAAAGCGACATTTAAAAATGACAACAATCGACTTAAACGGTACTAGATACCCCGTACTTTACACCTTTGGA